TCTAACTTACTTTGCAAGGTTTTGAAAATGGTTTCAATCTGAGCATGAAGCTCTGGTCGGTTTTCCCGCATGTAGACGTAATCCCGAGAAAATCCAAGCTGGCCTGTTTTGATGTTAATCACCAGCCAATAGTTGGCTTTGCTGCTGGCCCGACCGTTGGCCACGATTTTGATATTCCACCAATTTTTGTCATGGTCTTGTTTTTTGCTGAAAAGAATCCACTCGACGCTGTCCTTGTCCATGCACCTGTGAAGTTCGTCCCAGCCTTCGCTAGTGTCTGGAATGTTGCCCATGTACATTTTTCCCATTGCCTTATCCTTGTAAACCCTTTTAGTATACGCCAAACCCTTTGAGTTTGGTAAAAATTTTCTGCATCATGATCTGCCCCTCCCCTACCTCCCCTACCCCTCCCTAAAGGGGGTAGGAGAGGGGCGGGGTTTAGGGGCAGAGTCACAATGCTTTTGCCCCTAATCCCTAAACGCCCCCAGGGGCACTTAGGGGCACTTAGGGGCGATTGTTTGCCTCGCTTTTTTGCATCATCATTGCGCTGATTTGGACCTGATTTATGAAAATCCAGCCATGTTCAAAAGCCTGCAAAACGCCTGCATTGAGCAGTTGCGCAATAATGCCTTCTGGCCTGGATGCCTCGGTTTTGTTCTTGGCGGTTCGCTCGGCCATGCCATCTCTGACCAGCATTTCACGCAATGCGGACCGGCTGATGTAGGGAAAACCATCACGGGTTTCTGCGTTGGATGACCACCATGCACGCTCCACCGTCCTGACGTTTTCGTCATGCTTTGTGGGTTTTTTGTGGGGATTTATGGACAATGCTTCATCGTCTGGGATGGCCACGCAAGTGGTTGCAGCGCCGCCGAACTTGGTTGTGCCCATCTCAATGATCTCCAGCTTGAAGTAGATGGTGTCGCCTTTGCTGGGAAGTTCGCGCTGTTTTGTGACGGTCACTGATCGCGTGCCTTCTTTCTCTGTGACTTCGATCTCTGTGTCGATATGGGCGCGAATGCCTGACCAGCCCCGTGCGCCTTTGGCTGCGTCTTTGCCATTGTGGTGAATAATCATCAGGGCCGCGCCTGTGGATGTGGCAACTTGTTCAAACCTTGCCATGACTGGCCCCATGTCCTCGCCGCTGTTTTCGTTGGCCCCTGCGCTCATTCTGGCCAAGGTGTCGCCAATGATGAGGCGCACGCGCTGGCCTTTGATCTGCTCGATGGCCCGGACCAGCTCAATGACATCGTGGGCGTCTTGATCGCCGGTGTAAAAATTCATGGGGACTGGCACCATGGCCAAGTTCTCGAGGTTACAGCCGTGGTATTTCTTGATGGCCTGCATTCGTGATCGAATGCTGCCGGGGGCTTCGCTGGCCAGGTAAACCACCAAGCCTGGGTCCGTCCTGAGGCCGTAGCAGTCTGAGCCTGTGGCAATGGCTGTGGCCACTGAGAGAGCCCAAAATGTCTTTCCTGAGTTGCTGTCGCCATAAACCACCACTGAGCTGCCGATGGTCATCAGGCCTTCAACCAGCTCGTCTGGAGCCTCGTATTCGCTGCTGAGTTGGTCTCCGAACACCACTTTCAGCTTGTCCATGACCTCTGAGCCTGTCTGCTGAATCAGCAAGCCTGCTAGGTCGTGCCCTGCTTGTGCATAGTCGTTGGCGTCCATGCCTTCTATCGGGGTCAAAATGACTCTGGCCCCATATTTGGCACTGGCTTGGTCTGCGTACTTTTGTCCAACGCCGTGCCTATCATGATCTGCCACGATAACAATGTCCTGGGTTGCGCCGTACATCTCGCGCAGGCTGCCGGTGACCGTAACCAAGCCGCTTGCACTGTAGGACACAATGCACGGGCGGTTTGTCACTTCATGGATGGTGGCCGCTGTTGCAAAGCCTTCGGCCACGTACAGCGTGCCCGGCTCATCCATTGTGCCGACGATCCAAAACTTGCCGCCAGATTCAGCGCCCGTGTGGTATCTCTTTTCACTTTTTCCATCTTGCAATGCGGCAATGTATTGCAGGCTAGAAAGAGTGCCGTCTTGATCATAAAGCGGAACAATTAGCCTTCCATCTCCAGTAATTCGTGCACCATGAGGGTTGATTCCTTTTCTGGCCAAGTAGGGGTGATCTGGGAGTGCTGCCTGAGCGCCGGTCCAGATTTTCTCAACTGTCTCACTGGCCACTTGGTGCTGGCGCTCCAATGCTGCATCTCGCAGGGCTTTGGCCTCGGTCATGCGCCGGACGTTGACCATTTCCTCGGTCTGTGTGAGCTTTCTACCAATGTCAGCTCGGAACATCACTTCCATCCCTGCTCGCCAGCAACCAAAGCGGCCAGCAGGGATGCCGTCGCCAAATACCAAATACCATCCGGGCTTGTCGCCGTGTCCTGGCGATCCCTTCGTGCCTGACTTGAATCGGTGAATCTTGCCATCCATGTGGATTTCGTCTGGTGGCTCAAGCCCCGCTGCACGCATGGCATCAATAAGCTGCGCATCTGGCGGTGCAACTCTTTTCTCTGGTGATGGCGCCCACGGTCCGCCGAAAATATTGCTTAAGTCAGCCATGTGTGACCGCCTGTCCCTGCAAATACATTGAAAGAAGATTCAAAGTAGATCGGTTTGGCGTTACTTTCCCGTTGACCAGTCGATAGATGGTGTGAGGATTCAGTCCTGTGGACTCTGAAACAGAAGTCAAATTCCGGTCTTTCAGCGCGGCCTTGATTTCTTCAAGTTGGTTGTCTTTTTGGTTGCTCATATCAAAAACATCTCCTTGTTTGACTTACGAATGTTGTCCGCCGCCCACATTGGCCGCAGATTGGTGAAGTGATACAGCGCAAGAACATCTTGCTCGCATGTTGCTTTTGAAATTGGTGTGATGTGGTCAATGTGCCATTGCTTTCTGTTTTCCCATGTCATACCTTTTAAAAACTGTTTTCAATGTGCTCTTTAAGTTGTGCGTGTGAGCATCCAACAATGTCCATTGTTCGGCTTGGCTTTTGACTGATTCCAGTGCGCCGCAAGGCATGGCTGAGGCCTGCTCGCAATCTAAAATTCATTGACAACCACGGACTGTCTTTGATTTTTTTATCCAACGCAACCTTGTTTCGTTGATAAATTTTCTTCATGTGCTTTCGCTGGTATTCAACGGCATAAGCAATTTTTTCAACTCTTTTTTGTTCATAGTTCATTTTCGCTCTAGCCAATGTCTGCTCTTTGTTCTTTTCGTAGTGGTCTTTTTTGTACCGTCGCGTTTGCTCTGTTTGTTGTCTTGCCTTTGAGCATTCCACACAATCCATGCTTGACGTTCTGCGCTCTGCCAAGTGGCCGCGCTTGCAAGCCACGCCAGTGAAATACCTTGGTAGTCCTTCTATTGTGGCTTGTTTTTTTAAAATAAGTAAAAATTTATTTGCTTTCGTGCTTGCATCTTAGCATAAGTAAGGTTATGATTCAAGCATGCACCGACTGGAATGGTTCCGAATGGTGTCAACTTGGAGATTGAAATGGCTATTAATTTAAGAAGTACGTCAGACGCGCATGCAAACGGCGTCAAGATTGTTGTGTACGGACAAGCGGGTTCAGGAAAAACTAGCTTGATTAAGACGCTGCCTGATCCTGTAATCATCAGTGCAGAAGGTGGCTTGCTGTCAATAAGTGACAGCAATTTACCCTACCTTGAAGTAAGCAGCATGGATACGCTAAAAGAGGCGTTTATGTGGGTGTCGCAAAGTGATGAGGCTAATCGTTTTCAGTCTGTAGCGATTGACTCAATAAGTGAAATTGCCGAAGTGGTGCTGGCACATGAAAAGCGTGTTAACAAGGATGGCCGCGCCGCCTACGGTGAGATGCAAGTACAGGTTATTGACATCATGCGTGCGTTTCGTGATTTGCAAGGTAAGCACGTTTACTTTTCAGCTAAGTGTGAAAAGTCACAAGATGAAATGGGTCGAATTTTGTACAACCCATCAATGCCCGGCAACAAACTTGCACAGCAAATTCCCTATCTAGTAGACGAGGTTTTTGCATTACGAGTTGAGCGCGATGCCGAAGGCGTGACCCAACGTGCGCTGATGTGTGACTCGGACGGCCTCTGGCTGGCCAAGGATCGATCAGGCAAGCTGTCAAGCTGGGAAGCCCCTGACCTTGGCGCCATCATTGCAAAGATTGGTGGCCGGGCATGAAAACAATCACCATGCAGATGTTCGTGTACTTCAACAAGTACCACTGGGAATCCGAAGGCAGCTACACGGCGTACAGCTTCAAAACACCAGACACCGAAAGCCTGACGTTCGTTTGCCAAAAGGCTGTCGAGTTTAAAGTACCTGCGAACTACGACTCGACAGCGCAGAAGATCGCGGCACTTGAGGCTGAGAGAACAAAAGTACGTATAGAGTTTAACGCGCTGGTGGCCAATATTAACGATCGGATTACCAAGCTACAAGCCTTGGAGTTTACAAAATGAGCCAAACCCTAGAGCAACTAAGCGCCGACTGGATGCGCCACAAGTCTGCCGAGGAATTGGCCACGGTTGAACGTCGCAAGATTGAAGACCAGATCATCAAGATGCTGGCCATCCCTGAAAACTTTGAGAGCACCGAGACGACTGAGCCTGCTGGCTTTCAAATCAAGATCAGCGGTCGGATTGATCGCAAGATTGATTCTGAGAAGCTGCAAATGCTGGCCTTTGAAAACGGCTTGTCGGTGCATCTTGCTACTTTGTTTCGTTGGAAGCCGGAGCTGAATATGGCGCTTTGGAAGGCATCCAGCGAAGCAATTACCAAGCCCCTTGCGGGTGCTATTACGGCCAAGCCTGGCCGCCCATCTTTCAAAATCATTATCAAGGACTGAACATCATGGACATCAACAATTTAACTTTCGGCGAACTTAAAAAAATTGCCTCCATTTTTGAGGATACAAAACAATCCCGTGCCACTCATCCATTTGTGGGAAGGTACGTCATTGCACGATGCTACGCAGCAGGGGTCCATGCCGGAATTTTGGTCAGCGCAGATGGTGAAAACGTAATCCTTGCAGACTCCCGCCGACTTTGGTCGTGGAAAGCCCAAGATGGGGTGGCACTGTCGGGGGTGGCTCAGCACGGATTGAAATCTGAAGGGAAAGTTGACACGCTTAATCCTGATATTGCACTAACCGGGGTGTGCGAACTTATCCCATGCAGCCAAAAAGCACGGGAGAGCATTGATGGCTTCAAGTAAAAAGTTTATTGTTAGTGGCTCTGGCTCTGGCTCTGGCTATGGCTATGGCTATGGCTCTGGCTCTGGCTCTGGCTCTGGCTATGGCTATGGCGATGGCGATGGCTCTGGCTCTGGCTCTGGCTCTGGCTATGGCTATGGCGATGGCTATGGCGATGGCTATGGCTATGGCTCTGGCTCTGGCTATGGCTCTGGCTCTGGCTCTGGCTCTGGCTATGGCTATGGCGATGGCGATGGCTCTGGCAAATAAATATCAATCACTTAATAAATTTTTGGAGTAATTCATCATGGCATTTTTAAACGAAACATTTGACGTCAACGAACTTCCACAAGGCAATGGCGGTAACTTTGAGCCGCTGCCAGCCGGTTGGTACACCGTGACCATCTCGCAGGCCGAGCTGAAAGCAACCAAGGCCGGAAACGGCCAGTACATCAAGCTGCGCTATGACGTCACCGGGCCAACACACCAAGGGCGCGTGGTGTTTGGCAATCTCAACATCAAGAACGCCAATCCAAAAGCCGAAGAGATTGGACGCCAGCAACTTGGCGACATCATGCGAGCGATTGGCTTGGGCAAGGTAACGGACACCGACCAATTGATCGGTGGTCAGATTGGCATCAAGCTAGAAGTTAAGCAAGACGAGCAGTACGGCGCCGGTAATGAAGTGAAGGGATTTAAGTCACTATCTGGCAGCTCTGCGCCGATGGGTCAACAAAATATGGGCCAGCAAAATATGGGAGGAAACGCTATGGCTGCGGCGACTGTGCCATTTGGCGCCAGTAGCGCAAACCCTGCCCCAGCGGTTGCAAAGGCTGCACCTCCTTGGGCTAAGAAATAAGCAAAAAAAATGCCCCGACGCTGTGAGGCAGTCGGGGCTAATTTCAACCACTAGGAGACAGGTGAGATTATGGACTATGAATTATTTGTAAACAACAAACGTCGAGCAGAGCTGGCAACAGGCCATAAGCCCGGCGATCTTAACGAGCATCTGTTTGACTTTCAGCACGCCATTGTTTCATGGGCTGTGCGCCGTGGTCGTGCTGCTATTTTTGCAGATACCGGACTAGGCAAGACTTTAATGCAGCTGGCATGGGCCGATGAGGTTGCCACGCATACCGGCGGCATGGTGCTTATTCTTGCTCCTTTGGCCGTGTCTGAGCAGACTATTGAGCAAGGCCAGACGTTTGGCATTGATGTTAAGCGAGTAGCTCATGGCGGCACGCCCGACAGTCCTGGCGTTTGGATTACAAACTACGAGCGCATTGAGCCAATTCAATTTGATGAATTGCATGGACTGGTGCTTGATGAGTCAAGCATTTTGAAAGCCCACGACGGCAAAACACGCGCCAAAATTATTACATCGGCTCAAGGCGTACCGTATCGTTTGAGCTGCACGGCAACACCAAGCCCCAATGACTTTGATGAGCTTGGCAATCAGTGCGAATTTTTGGGCGTAATGACCCGTACTGAGATGCTGGCCACTTACTTTAAGAACGACAGCGGCGACACGGGAACTTGGATTTTAAAAGGTTGGGGGCAGTCTAGATTTTGGGAGTGGATGGGGTCTTGGTCTGTGGTGCTTCGCAATCCGTCCGATCTTGGCTTTGATGGCTCAAAGTACATTTTGCCGGAGCCTCAATACATTGAGCACGTTGTTGAATCCGAGCAAGGCGGCGATCTGTTTGCAAAGCCAGCGCAGACGATGCTAGAGCGCCGACAAGCGCAGCGCGGGAGCATTGAGCAGCGATGCCGCGCATTGGCCGATGTGGTCAATGCTGACCCGTCAGAGCCTTGGTTGATCTGGTGTCATTTGAACGACGAGGCAGAGCTTCTTGCATCCTTAATTGATGGCGCTGTCAATGTGCAGGGAAAAGACTCACCAGAATTTAAAACAGCAGCATCTAGGTGGTTTTGCAATGATGATTCATTGCAAAGCAATGAGCTTTGCGACAAACTTACAGCAACAGAAAAGGAGTTGCTAGGATGGACGAAAAGAAAGAACAGCGACGCGCTTACATGCGCGAATATTACGCATCAAACAAAGAAAAGTTTAGGCCGCGCTCGCCTGAAAAGCGAGCAGAGTACAACGAAAACAGAAAACAAAAATACGCAACAAACCCAGAAATGCAGCGCAAGTATCGAGAAGCTGCTAAATCATGGAGCGCAGCAAACCCAGAAAAACGATCAGATCAGAGAATGCGCAAATATGGCATTGCAGATGCCGACTACCATCGAATGCTTGCAGACCAAAACGGAACGTGTGCAATTTGCGGATCATCAAAATCAGGTCACAAAAACACAGACAGATTTCACGTCGATCATTGCCATTCAATCGGACAAGTCCGAGGGCTTCTTTGTCTCTCATGCAATCACGGACTCGGAAAATTCAAAGATTCTGTCAAATACCTACGAAGCGCCATCGGTTACCTTGAATCAGCCCAGAAAGGGTCGAGTCCTGATTAGCAAAGCCCGCATGTTTGGGTATGGCCTCAATTTCCAGCACTGCGCACGCATGGCATTCGTCGGCCTCGATGACTCATTTGAAAAGTTTTATCAAGCAGTTCGCCGGTGCTATCGCTTTGGACAAAAACGGCAAG